TCACCACTTGTTACTTGAACACTAGGTCCAATTGCTTCAACAACACCTGCGCCTTCCTTCTGGAAGATAAGACCACAGGACTTACTGAAGTTTCCTTGGTTACCGTACTCGTTGTTGATACCAGTATCACTTCCGGTAGCAGACTCAAGGGATTGCTGTACGAATGAACCTAGGTTACCAGGTGAGGTAGTTCCAGGATCAGTTGCACTAGCAGTTCCTCCAAGCTTAGTACCATACTCACCGAAGAACGGTACGTTCATCGACTTGTAAATCTTGATACCAGCAATCTCATAGACACCCTTACCTGATTGGAGAGCATCGCCTTGAGAGTCGCGGTTAACTAGGTAAGCACCAATACCAGATCCGTCTAGACCCTTAATGAGGGCATAGTACTGACGTGGGTTTAGTACTGCAACACGTCCGTCTGTGCTGACACCCTTTTCATCGAGGGCTGCAGCGGCATCATAGAATGCATTTACCAAAGCATCAGGATCATAAGCATCAGATGCATTAGTTGTTGTACCTACACGGACTTGAGATCCGCCAGGTTCTACGAAGCCAGACTTAGTGATTGGGCTTGCTGCACGAGCACCACGGGTGACCGCACGGAAGATTAGACGGTCGTACTTTTGAGCAAGTGCATAACCGATCTTCTTAGAGATCTCTCCACGTAGTTCGTAGTGAGCAAGTGTTTCGTCCAGCTCATATACGAAAGCTGAACTGATTAGCAGATCATCAACTGTGATGGTTTTCTCTGCTACTGGAGGTGCGCCGTCGCTGTTACCTAAGATAGAATTTCCAGGTGTATGGAACTCGGCTTTAGTGTGACCCGTGTAGATGAACTGCAAAGATTTGCCGTTTCTTAGGGTACGCTTTGTTACCAGATCACGTGCGATTGCATTGTGCTGGAAGCCTTTGAACATCTCACCTGAAAACAGCTTAAGATACAGTGCTCTAGCATCACCTGTTGCATTCGATTGACCTGGGCGGGTCAGCGAAGCAGTATGGTCTGTAGACTGTTGAGCCATTTTTTGAGATTAAAATTAAAAATATTACGTTCTCTGTACAGAATTTTTTTGATCAATTGGGTTTGTTTGATTAAAATTTTTTAAGGGCTTAATCATACCGCTAGCGGCAGAGGGTGTCCAGCGAACCGGGCCTGTGCCAATGAAAGAGAGGTCCGACTCTGAGGTGCCTCTCTTCCTAGTTACTCTCCTAAGAGAGCTTCTTCTAATGATTGAGGAAAATCATCCTCTTCTTTCTCTGCAGCTTTCGCTGGCTCTTTGATCTTTACATCAAGCTCAGGTCCATACGGATGTACGAAAGCTCTCGCCTGATCACTTTGTTGTGACATCTTTCTTTTCCTTAGCTGGTGTTAATTGCTTTACTTGTGATTCAAGACTGGCCAAAGAATCTGAGAGATTTTGTTTTCTGCGACTATATGCAGCTTCAAGTTCTTTCTGCTGTCCTTTGATCGTTTTGATTTCTTCATTTACTTGTGTCAATCTTAGATCATTTAATTGGTTTTCTGATACGACAACTACTGTACGTACAGGTGGTGAAAGCATATAGTCAAATAGTGAATACATTAATAATCGTTGGTAAGTGTACAAGGACAATCACCACGGCAGTTATTATGTGCATCCATATGCAACACTTCTACCATGGTAAAGAACCCCACGAGCAGAAATAGTACTGCCCATGGGGATTCTAGATACTTCATCAGAAGCTATACTTGGCTCCTATTTTAGTACCCCAAGAATTGTCAGCATCTTCTACAGTAAGTACTGAGACTTCGCCATAGAAGCCGAGGTTATCAGTAGCAGCTACGTTTGCTCCAACTTTACCAGAGAATTGTGTCTCTCCATCTGCACCATCTGTGTTGACAAGAGCAGGTCCACCTTGGATAAAGTAATCAAAGGTTTCATTACCACCTTCCCAACCAACATGGAAGTCAGTTGTACGGCTCGTGTAGTCCGAGCCTGTGTAGCTTGCGTTGGATTCGACGTTCACGTAAGTCCCAGCGAATGCCGATGGAACTGCGAGTAGTGTAGAACCTAGTGCTAATGCGATTGTTTTCATTGTTTGAATTCAGTGTGTTTGCTTTGTATAAGGCACACCGCGATACTTTAGTCGGATCTTTTTTGGCATGATCTTCTCCTTAGTACCGAACCCCCGTTCCATGATTCGGTTTCATGCGTCCCAGTTAATCAGGATGAACGGACGCGGTGTGAGTGCGGCTCAGAATAATCCTGGGATTATCTGTCCAGTAAAAATATAAGAACCAATGGCTGCAAGGAACCCAATCATAGCAAGCTGTCCATTGACACGCTCTGCGTTCTCCATGTAATCTACATCGAGTACTTGTACTTGTGGTTCTGTTGCGAATTTGTTATTAGTCATTAAGGGTTGGAATAGATATACTGGGCGGTTACGATTATTTCGGGCCGCCGCTGTATTTAAGCAAGGTCTAGTGGAAAGTTGTGTGCGTTTCTTTCATGCATTACTTCAAAACCTAAGTTGGCACGGTTGAGCACATCAGCCCAAGTTGGCACAACTTTTCCGTTAGAATCAAGTATTGATTGGTTGAAGTTAAAGCCGTTAAGATTGAAAGCCATGGTTGAGACTCCCATACTGGTAAGCCATATGCAAGTGACGGGCCAAGCAGCAAGGAAGAAATGAAGAGCACGGCTATTATTAAAGCTAGCATATTGAAAAATTAACCTACCGAAATAACCATGAGCAGCTACTATATTATAGGTCTCTTCCTCTTGTCCAAACTTATAACCATAGTTTTGAGATTCGTTGTCTGTTGTCTCTTTAATGATTGAGGAAGTAACCAGGGAACCATGCATAGCAGAGAACAAAGCTCCACCAAATACCCCCGCAACTCCCAACATATGGAAAGGATGCATA